GGCCTGCCATGTACTTGATCATGTCAGCCCGCAGCGTGTCCGAAGACCACAGCTTGAGCATGTCACGACCGGCATTCAGCAGGTCGATTTCGGTCTTGTACTGCGTGGACTTCGGCACCTTGACGGCGTTGCGAATCCAGTCGACCGAAACAGCGCAGTTGTAGTTCCCAAGCTGCTCTTCCTTGCCGTCGAGAACGCCAGAACCACGCACACCCGCCGCGGTGAGTTTCGTCACCAGCGGAATGTTGATGGTCTTGCCGTTTTCCGAAGCAAGTTCGTACTTGGTCATGATGATGGAAGACGACTTGCGGCCCATGTAAGGCAGGAAGCCGGACTCGCGGACATATTCCGCAAGGTAGTCGCTCGACCACTTTTGCTTTTCCAAAGCGGACGAAAGAAGTGTCTCTGCCATGGCAGATGTTCCTTATGAACGGAACACCGCGTTAAACGCCTCCCCCGGCCCGACGGGCACGTTGGGGCCTTTGCCGCCTGCACTGGGTGCAGACGCCAAGGACGGTCGTGGTAGCGGTGTCGATTGCGGGGACGGTGCAGTCGTCCCGGCGTTCACCGCTTGTGTCGGGGCTTTGACATAGCCATTCGCTTCGGCCCATTTCTGTGCCCAGGCTTCAGGGTCGTCGTCGCCGATCTTCGACAAGCGCATGGAACGCTGGTGCTGCTGCACCACGAAGTCATAAGGATCGACCTGACGTTGGACGGTGGCCCAGAGATGCGGATTGGACTGCAGTTCACCTGCAAGCCACTCTTCCGCAGCCTTGACCTTTTCAGCCCCATGCTGGCGCGAGGCCGTGGCATGGCTAATCGACGTGATGATTTCCCAGCGGTCACGTGCCCGTTGCGTTTCCAGTTGGCGATTGAAGCCGTCCGGGTCTGCAATGGGGTCAATCAACTGCTGGGGCTTTTCAGCCGCTTCCACCTTTCGGCGATACTCTTCGAGTTCGCGCTCGAGGCGTTGGCGCTTTTCGCGTTCGTCCAGGACAGCGGCCATGGGTATGTATCCGGGCGGTGGCTGTACGGGCGCACCCACCGGCTGAACCGGGGCTGTGGTCTGGCTTTCCAGAGCGGGCGCTGAAGGCGGCGGCTCAGGGTTGGCAGGCGGCGCAGAAGTGGCTTCCGGCGCGGGCTGCATGTCTTCTTTCGGCGCGAAACGTCCTTGCTCGTCCCGTAGGAACGAGAGCTTGTCGTCTGTCATGTCTTTCCTTGGGTGTACGCCCGTCTAAGTCGGCGGCACTTGTGAACGCCCGTTCCTACGGCGGCGGCCCGTGTCTGCTGTCAGTGCAACAGCAACATGTCCTCGTCCTCGTCTTCGTCCGCTTCGCGTGCCAGGCGCACACGTTCACGCACGAGCCGATAGAATTCGTTGATTTCGTCCAATGCCTGCACAAGAGCCGTGCGGGCGTCGGTATCAAGGCCGGTCGGCGCAAGGGCCAGCACTTCGCGTGCGGCCTGCTTGGCTTCTTCGGCCTGTTCGATAATCTCAGGCGGGGCGTCTTCAAGGTCGCGCCCCAGAATGTCCGCCATGAACTGGCGAACGTCTTCGATCTTGTCCCGCCGCTTGTTGCGGCGCTTGTAGGCATAGGGGTCCCACCCACCCTTTGACCCGCCTTCGTCCACGGGAGGTGTTGGCGCGCCTGACAGCGTTCCTGTGGCCGATAGCGTCAACAGCCCAAGCGTGGCCGACAGGCTTCCCGATAGACCGCCGCCCGTCAGCGTGCCGTCTGACACAAGGGTCAGCGTGCCCAAGGTCTTCGACAGCGTGCCGGTGAGGCCCGCCGCCAAGGTGCCCGAGGCTGACAGCGTGGCCGTGCCCAGCGTTGAGGACAGCGTGCCTGTCAGGCCATTGGCCAGCGTGCCGGAACCCGAAAGCGTCACCGCCCCCAAGGTCTTCGACAGCGAGCCGTTGATGTCGCTTCCCGCTGCCTGCGGTCCAAGCAGCGTGAGAAGCGTCATGGAAGCCTAGCCTTCAGACGAGCGTCAACAACTGGTTGAGCGTCGTTTGCGTATCGTCAATGCGGTTGTCGATGTCCGTAATCTGTTCCACGTCGCCCAGCGATACCGCCGAGGTGCGAAGCTGCGTCAGGTGCGCCAACCGCGAGCGGCACAGGTCAATCAACTGTTCCACGCTCATGTCAAATCACCATCTGTCGAAGCATGACGGCGCTCGTGTTCAGCACCATGTAGATATAGTCGATTTCCGTCGCCCCGTCCTTGTAGGTTACGTCGAATGCAGTATCACCAATGACCGCAGCGCCATTCGGATAGAGCATGGTCGTCCAGCCGTCCATGCTTTGAGCCGCCACGTCAAAGCGGAACCAGCGGCCCGTCGCGTCCTTCTGCAGATACAGATAGTCCTTGTTGTACGCATACTTCGTACCGGTCGTGAATGTTTCCGTTGCCGGGGCATAGGTAATTGCAGCCCACGTGTTCCCGGCAATGTCATAGCGGTCAAGGGCCGCTGCTGCACCGCCACGGAATGAATAGATATAGCGTCCGTTCAGAATGCTGTTTTCGGTGTTCCAATCCGTGGCCGAGACAGAATGCACCCAACTGCCCCCCGCCGAAAGACCAGGGGCTGCTGCACGGGCAGAAGCGGGTGAAAGCGTCGTCCATGTATTTCCCGACACGGAATATCGGTACATGGTGACCGCAGCATTGCCCATGAGATACAGGAAGTCGTCATTGCCTTCGAGGCTGTACTGGCTTGTCGCGTCCGGCGTGGTCGTCCACGCACTGCCGACCGTCAGCACGGTTCCGGTATTTGACGCCACCGTGCGAATCTGGCCCGCACCCGTTCCCGCCGTAATGCGAAGCTGGTAGTTCGTCCACTGGTTGGTCGTCCACGCCTTCGCTGAATTGGTCAGCGTGGTCGAAGCGCCCGCCGTAGCAGTTCCTGTCGCGAAAGACTTGAACCCGCTGTCAATCCACGCCGGTGTGGCCACAAGCCTTCCGTCCGTGCCGAAGCTGGCGGGCAGGCCCGTGTTGGCCAGCGTCACCCATGAATTGGTGGCGAAGTCGTATCGCTTGAATGAACCAGAGGCAAGCGTACCACCGCCGAAGACAAAGAAAACAGGCGTCTTCAGGCGATACTGGCTGGTCGCGTCGAAAGCCACCGCCTCCGCACTGTCAAACGTAATAACAGCATTGGCGCCAATCGTATTGCTGGCAATGGTCTTGAGTTTGCCAGCATTGGTTCCGCCGACGAAGAAAACGCTGTAGCCGCGAAGGTCGCGCGCAAGGGTCTGGTTCGTCGTGATTGTCGTCGTTGAACCCGCCGTTGCGGTCAGGGACGAAGCACCCGCCGTTGAGCCGGTCGAGAACGAACCCGCCGTCCCGCACGCCCCGGCGGCAAAGGTCGCAAGGGCCGGAGACGGGACAGCAATCCAACCGTCTTCGTTCGGATTGTAAAGCTGCGCATTGGTCGTGGCGGTCACCAGCAACTGCTGCTGGCGATAATGCCGCGAGGAAACGATCAGGTGAGAAGCGCCCGTGGCCTGCGGGGCCGGGGTGCAGAACTCCCACCGCTTCAGGTCGAGGATTTTCCGATTGCCATTGGTCGTGGCCATTACGTCACCGCTATGTTTCTACGCAGGCTATCTGCCTGCAAATGCATGAGGGCAGGAATGTGGTCCTGCATGGCGAAGGTTCCCGCCTGGGATTGGTTGGTCACCGTCGAGACGGTCGTCACCGTGCTTACGGTCGTCACAGTGCCCGACGCAATCGTTGCCGTAGCCTGCAAGTTGGCTGCTGTCGGGTTCTCAGCCAGCACACGCAGCCTGCCTGCCGTATCCGGCATGGCCATGCCTTGCGTGCGGGTCAGGGACTGCACCGCCATGCGCAGGGCTTCGATGGCTTCCGTAAGTTCGCCATACGCTTGGATTGGCAAGGGATTGGCACTGCTAACGTCCGTCGCCGCGCCGTCCGCCCCGGCTGCAATCTTCACCCGCTGGTAAAGCACGCCACCAATATCGTCGGCAGCAACGGTGGCACCCGATCCGGGCGTATAGCCTACGTTGTCAGCCATTAGGCATTCCCGTCGGTAAGCGTGAAGGTATTGATCGTGAAGGACTGCCCCGCCGTGAAGGACGTGCTGGATACTTCCATGTCCCCGCCGCCACCCGTCGCCGTGACCGTGCCTTGCATGTGGCACGTCGTGCCAAGGCTGTCGTAAAGCCGGAAATGCGCCGCCGTGCCCGTGTTGTTGGCCGACAGGTCTTGCCAGGTTCCGGCTAAGGCTTTCGTGCCGCCGGAAGCGTTGGCAAGCCAATCGCTGGGCAGTGTCAGTTCCGCCAGAATGGTCCCGCTGTCAGCCGTTCCGCAGTTGGCAGGGGCAGCCCCCGTGCGGATACGAATGATCGCACTGGTCCCGACCGTCGTTTCAATCGCGTCAAGGCGCGCATTGCGCACCGCTGTCGATAGCTGAATGGCCATTAGTTTACAGACCCCGTCACGATTTCCACCCGCTTCTCACCCGTGCGCGGGTCTTTGACCAAACGCTTGGGCGCAGCCATGACACCGGCCACTTGTGCAATCGCCTGCGCTGCCTGCCCGATCCCGTCCGCCGCTTGGGCCATGACCTGTGCGTTCTGCGCCATGACTTCCGCCGTCTGCGCCTGCACCGCGATAATGGCCTGCGCCGTCTGCTGCTGCGCCGCCACCATGGCTTCCTCGCCCGGTGTCAGGTAGCTGATTTCAGGCCCTTCCATGTCGTCGCCTTC